CAGACATCACTACACCAATAAAAGCATCTCTTGCGGCCGCTAAATTACAAGCATTAGCGTTCATACAGGAAATTAGATTGGCTAAAGATGCAATCATCGCTTCTTTTTCTGTGCCAGGTCAAGGTCTTGCAGATGATTTGAAGAACGATATAGCACAAGCTAAAGCAAAAATTAAAGCATATTCGGAAGAAGCTAAGGCTGTAACTGATGCAGCCAAACAAATTAGTGCTGCGGTTGCTGAAATAAATCAAGCTGTATCATACATAAACAGTTTGCCTGCGGCTGTATTACAAGAAATAAATAGTGAGATTAATCTACCAGGACAGACCGGTGGACTCGCCAATAGTATTTTGGCCAATGCAAAAAGTGAAATAAACAAACTAGAGAATTCAATTAAGGTTTAATTATGTCAACAGTATTACCTCCGTTAGTTGCTTGGGTTGAACCTCGCTCAGATTACAAATCAGAATATCCATATAACAACATAACACAAACTGAATCTGGCCATTTGTTTGAGATGGATGATACTCCTGGAGCTGAGAGAGTTAGGTTGCAACATAGATCCGGCACTTTCACTGAAACTCAAGCTGACGGAACACAAATCAATAAGATTATTGGTACGAATTATGAAATCATTGCACAAGACAACAATGTTTTGATAAAAGGAACTTGTAACATAACGATTGTTGGTGATTCAATTATGCATGTTCAAGGTGATGCCACACTCCAAGTTGATGGAGATGTATATGAAAGTATCAATGGCAGCGTAAACCAGCAGGTTGCTGGTGATTTAACATCAACAATCACGGGAAATGCATTAATTTCTTCCAAAAATGAAGTACAAATTCAGGCCGATGTGTTGATTAATGGTGACCTAAGTGTCACTGGAGACATAACATCTAGTGGAAGTATCTCTGCAACAACTAACATTACAGCAGGTGTCCAAGTATATGGTCCTTTGGTTATGGATGGTCCAGGTCAAATCACCGACAGTATTTTGTATCTCAGAGCCTTGTATAATACACACACTCACCCATTTATTGCTAAGGCTGGTGGTGATCCGTTGACCACACTACCAACTACATCACAAGACTTACCATAACACCTAATAAATAGAAGATGGCAAAAATAAACAAAATCTACGCAGACATAGACTTAACCTTTAACCGTGTACCGGTTTCGGGGGATGTTGCTATGCGTTATGATGACCAAGCCGTCATTGCTTCTGTACGAAATTTGCTACTGACAAACTTCTATGAGAGACCATTTCAATCAGATTTGGGATCAAACATCAATTCAATCTTGTTTGAGCCTGCCACAGGTCTGACCGCAGGCATTCTTCAAACTGAAATCAGAAACGTTATCAGTAACTATGAACCGAGGGTGCAAATTAATAGTTTGAATGTAAATGCAAACCCGGACGGCAACACGTTTTTGGTTGATTTATCATTCTACATTGGTAATAACACATCACCTACAGCAGTTAATTTAATTCTACAGAGGTCCAGATAATGGCATCTAACACAAATATTCAAGTTGCGAGCCTAGATTTTTCTGGCATCAAGCAGAACTTCATCACTTATTTACAATCACAGGACACCTTTAAAGATTATAACTTTTCAGGTTCTGCAATGTCCACATTGTTGGATGTTTTGACTTATAATACGCAATACAATGCATATTATTTGAACATGGTTGCGAATGAAATGTTCTTAGACTCAGCAGTACAGCGTTCTTCAGTTGTATCACACGCGAAGCTGATGAACTATGTTCCACAATCGGCCGTGGCTCCTGTTGCACAGATCAACTTATCTTTCACTGGCATCACGACTACAAACTTTACTATTCCAAAGTACACCAACTTTATTTCAGGCGTTATGCCTGATGGTTTACACTATCCTTACGTGACAACAGACACACATACTGTAGGTGTATCAGCTAATACAGCAACATTCTCTGGTGTGGAATTGAAACAAGGAACTGTTGCAACATATACTTACACCGTAGATTCAACAACAAATCCACAATATTTGTTTGAGATACCTGATGCAGATATTGATACTTCTACAATGTTAGTTAGAGTTCAACAGTCTACTTCAAACTCAGCATATCAAATCTTCAATCCGACCACAAATTATTTGAGCTTGACTCCAACAGATGCAGTATACTTTGTACAAGAAGCTGTTGACGGCAACTATCAAATCTATTTTGGTGATGGCGCCTTAGGTCAGAAGTTATCTGATGGTAACATTGTCATCATAAATTACATTTCTACAAAAGGAACTGCTGGTGGTTTAGCTGATAGCTTCCAATTGATGGACAATCTAGGCAATCCAAATCAACCAACAGTAACAACTTACCAAGCAGCTACACAAGGTAAAGATAAAGAAACTATTGACTCTATCAAGTTCCAAGCACCAAAAGCATTTGCTTCACAGGGTCGTGCTGTAAGCAAGAACGATTATATCAACATCATACAGCAAAACAATATTGGCATCCAATTTGATGCAGTATCGGTATGGGGTGGTGAAGAAAACAGCCCTCCTGTATATGGCCAAGTTTATGTTGCACTGAAGCCAAAAGGTGGTTATAGCCTGACACCGACACAGAAGCAACTTTTAATTAGTGAAGTCATTAAACCAATCAGCGTTTTGACTGTTGAACCAATTATTGTTGATCCAGATTACACATACATGCAGGTGTCTGCAAACGTATTGTATTCTCCTTCTATGACAACTTTGACCGCCAGTTCACTACAAACAACGGTACAGAATGCAATCTATAACTATTCAACAACAAACTTGAATACTTTTAATTCTACATTCAGTTCATATGATTTGCTGAGTGCTATCAATGCTTCAGATCGTTCTATTGTGTCTTCAGAATTTACTGTCAATCTACAGAAGAAATTCTACCCAACACTTAACACACCAACATCATATACACTAAACTACAATGTACCACTAAAGAGAGGTACGTTTGGTTCAGGCATATCAAGTTATCCCGGTTTCACAACAATAGACCCGGCAACCCCAACAAATACAATAACAAACGTATTCTTTGAAGAAATTCCAGTATTCACAAGTAATGTGGCTTCAGTTTCTGTTGTCAACACAGGTTACAATTATACACAAACACCAACGATAACAATCACAGGTGACGGCACCGGTGCAGTAGCCACACCAACGATTGTTAATGGCCGTTTGATTAGTGTTAATGTGATAAATGGTGGAACAGGTTATTCTGGTGCGACTGCAACTGTTACACCAGCACTTGGTGATACCACAGGTCAAGGTGCTCAATTAGAAGTAGTATTGTTCAACCAATATGGAACTCTAAAGACATATTATAATGATCCTATTAAGGGCCAAATTACTGTAAATTCTAATGCTGGAACAGTTGACTACATAAACGGTATTGTCACATTGAATAACTTTAATCCGATTAATATCAATAACCCATTAGGTGAATTGACACTATCGGTGCAACCAACAACAAATATCATTTCTTCGACATACAACAAGATTATCACAATCGATCCATATGATCCAAGTGCGGTCAGCGTAGCGGTTAATGCAAAAAGAAGTTAATAAATGATACAGAGTAATCAGAAAACATCGTTACTGGTTCCGTACCAACTCCCTGAGTTCATTAGGGATGACCCAAACTATGCCAATTTTGTTCTATTCCTTCAAGCATACTATGAGTGGATGGAAGAAAATGGTAACACCTTGGATGTTACAAAGAACTTATTGAATTACATGGATGTGGATACAACCACAGACCAGTTCCTACAATATTTTGTCAACGATTTTATGTCTTACTTTCCACAAGAAATTCTTGCGGACAAAACAAAGGCAATTAAAATCGCAAAGCAGTTGTACCAAAATAAAGGTACTCCGGCCTCTTACCAATTCCTGTTTCGTGTTCTATACAATTCTGATGTAGACTTCTTCTACACAAAAGATGTTGTATTGAAAGCATCAGCAGGTAAATGGTACGTTCCAAGAAGCCTGAAACTTGCAACGAATGACCCAAACTTTTTGGCGATAAACAATTTAAGATTGTTTGGTAACTTCTCAAAGTCTATTGCGACTGTTGAGAATGCAATTTATGATGGTCTCAAAACAGAAGTTTTCATTTCGGACATCGAACGCCTTTTCCAATCTGGTGAAACTGTTACAGTAGTTGACAACAGAAATCAACCTGTGTACTTCTTAAATGAGCAAATTGTTTCAGCAAATACACCAGGAGCAGAGACTCTTACTGCTCTTATTGTAGGTCAAATTAGCCAAATCAATATTGATCCAAATAATAGAGGTCTGACATACCAAGCTACAGACCCGATAGTTGTTTATGGTGGTCTAAATCCAAACGTAGCTAGTCCAGTTGGTGCAACCGCCGAAGTTGGCTCAGTAACATCAGGTTCTATTCAACGTATAACTGTTACGACTGAAGGTTATGGTTATACTCTTTCAACTCCCAATAATGTCGTTGGTGGTGCAAACACAAAAATACAATTCACTAATTTAGTTGGTGACACACCACAGGCACCAGTTGCTGTCGTGGGTGCATTGGATCCTGTCGGACAGGCCAATGTTAGTATGATTCCTTTGGATAGCATCCAGTTGAAACAATATCACTATATCGGTAATATTGCAACAAGTTCTGGTGCAAACACTTATAATCCAGTGACACATTTGTGGACACAACAGAGTTATGAATTTGCTAATAACCTAAGCGCAAATGCAAACACAACACTGGCACAAGCATTCACATTTGGTGGCTTTGCAACTTATCCAATTTCTTCAGTTGTGGTGCAGAATCAAGGTGGTGGTTTAAATCAACAACCTACGGTTCAAGCAATTTCTGAGTACACTACTGACGCATACACACAGACAAATCTTGCCAACTTGGGTATTCTTTCTCCAATTAAGATTGTAGATGGCGGCCGTAATTATTCTAATGGTGATACTGTTCTATTGATTGGTGGTTCAGGTTTTGGTGCATATGCTAACGTCACCAATGTTAATGCAAATGGTACAATTCAGACAGTAGCATATAAAGCAGACCCAACAGGAAATTATCCAATCGGAGGTCTAGGATACTTTAATAATTTACCTGTCGTTGCAGTTGCAAACCTTGCTTCAGGTAACGTTACTACAACTAACACAAGCACAAAGGTCACAGGAACAGGTACAGATTTCGTCACACAAGTTAAGGCAGGTTCTTATCTTGTCTCAAATTCGAATGTGATTATTGGTCTGGTTAGTTCTGTTGCAAACTCAAACACACTATATCTATCAGCAAACGCCTCTACGAATTTCACAAATAGAAATTTCTATAAAGCAAACACATCGATGTATGTGCCTGGTTACTTAGGCTCAGGAGCATCATTCGCTCAAGTGTCGAATCGAGTTGGCTCTATTACAACAATCAACTTGATAGATAACGGCCAAGACTATA